GTTCAGGCACGCTGCCATATGTCTGGACAAACGAGGGCAGATTGTTAGTTACGCTACCAACTCTCGCAAAACTCACCCACTCCAAGCGGAGTATGCTAAGAGGACGGGGAAAGATCAGAAAGTAAGTTTACACGCAGAGATAGCGGCATTGATTAGGGCAAGAGATGACATAGTGACTATGGTTGTGGCACGGATAAACAAGCACGGCTCACTACGTAACAGCAAACCTTGCCCTATCTGCCGCTTGGCACTAGAAGAAGCCAACGTAGAAGAAATTTGGTTCTCGACAGACAGAGGATTCGAGAAACTTGCACAAAGTGAAAGGAGCAAACATTTATGAGTGAAAGCGCAATTACAACGAAGTCGGCACAGATCTTGTCAGACATCGTTACATTTACAAAGTATTCAAAGTTCGTGCCAGAAATCGGACGTAGGGAGACTTGGGAAGAGCTAGTCGAGCGCAACATGGCTATGCACATCAACAAGTACCCTAAACTCAAGAAAGAGATTCAGGAAGTCTACAAGAACTTTGTGCTGACTAAGAAGGTTCTGCCTTCTATGCGGTCGTTGCAGTTTGGTGGCAAGCCTATCCAGAATAGCCCAAACCGTATCTTTAACTGTGCCTACATGCCAGTGGATCACCCAGATAGCTTTGCAGAGGCGATGTTCTTGCTGCTAGGTGGCACAGGGGTAGGCTACTCAGTCCAGCGCCACCACGTCTCCGAGTTACCTGCTGTTGTAGGGCCACTAAAGAAGCGCAAGCGGTTTCTAGTCGGTGACAGCATCGAGGGTTGGGCTGACGCAGTAAAGATTCTGTGTGAGTCGTATTTCTACGGAAAGCCGCGTCCCGTATTTGACTTCTCTGACATTCGCCCCAAGGGTGCTGCTCTGATTACGTCAGGTGGCAAGGCTCCCGGCCCACAGCCGCTTAAGGATTGCCTTCACAACATCGAGAAGGTGTTTGACACAGCGTTAGAGCAGTCAGGTCGAGGCGTACAGCTACAGCCTATCCAAGTCCACGACATCATGTGCTACATCGCTGACGCTGTGCTTGCTGGCGGCATTCGGCGTGCTGCTTTAATCAGCTTGTTTAGCATGGATGACGAGGAGATGCTGACTGCAAAGCACGGGGCATGGTGGGAGCACAGCCCACACCGAGGACGAGCAAACAACTCTGCTGTTATCTTGCGCCACAAAGTCAGCCGTCGAGACTTCGATGATCTTTGGGACAAGATCGTAGCCTCTGAATCAGGCGAACCGGGTGTTCTGTTCAGTAACGACAAGGACTGGGGTACAAACCCCTGTGCGGAAATTGGTCTGCGCCCGTACCAATTCTGTAACCTTTGTGAGCTAAATGTAAGTAATGTTGCCAATCAGCAAGACTTAAACGAACGCGCTAAAGCTGCGTCATTCATCGGCACACTACAAGCTGGTTACACTGACTTTCACTACCTGCGTGATGTGTGGAAAGAGACGACAGAGAAAGACGCCTTGATCGGTGTAGGTATGACAGGTATTGCCTCAGGTGCAGTGCTTGACCTTGACTTAGAGGAGGCGACTCAGGCTGTGCTAGAAGAGAACGCTCGTGTTGCTAAGAAGTTAGGCATCAATGAGGCGGCGCGTACTACCACGATCAAGCCGTCAGGCACCAGCAGTCTTGTACTAGGCTCTAGCTCAGGCATTCACGCTTGGCACAATGACTACTACATTCGCCGTATGCGGGTTGGTAAGGATGAGGCTATCTACGGATACCTAGCAGAGAACCACCCTGCCTTGGTTGAGGATGAGTATTTCCGTCCTAACGATCAGGCTGTGATCGAGATTCCACAAGCAGCGCCAGAAGATGCTATCCTGCGTCACGAGTCACCCATGGAACTGTTAGCCCGTGTGTCGCGTTTTAACGCTGAGTGGGTACGAACAGGCCACCGCGATGGTCAGAACGCTCACAACGTCTCTGTGACTGTCTCAGTGAAGGATGACGAGTGGGAGAAGGTTGGTGAGTGGATGTGGAAGAACCGCAATCACTTTAACGGAATCTCTGTCCTGCCTTACATGGGTGGCACTTACAAACAAGCACCTTTTGAGGACATCACACAAGAGCAGTACGAGATTATGGAGTCTGCGCTTGATGAGATTGACTTGACACAAGTGCGAGAGACAGAGGATAATACTGACTTGACTGGAGAGGTTGCGTGCGGCCCTGCGGGTTGCGAAGTAACGTAAAGCAATCTATGTGCCTGACCGCATAGCAGTTGTTTATGCGGTTTAGGCCATAACTAATCATGTTAGAAAATCAGCGCTATGTGCGGAGTTTTGGGAATGAGTGAGTACAGTGATGACTGAAGTAACAGACAAAGAAGCAATCAAGGCCGTTTCCGCCTTATTAGACTGCGTTGGCCCTTACGCTGATGACTTAGCTGTTGACCAAGCCAAGGTTGCAGTTAGTTACATCCAGCAGAGTGAGATGGCACGCAAAGAGTTGCTAGAGACGCTGGAAAGATGCGTGTGGCTGTTGAGATCTCTTGGTCATTCGCCTGAAAACTCAGCGACAGCAATGATTGCTCGCGATCTTGTTGATAAGCCAAAGGAGAGCAGGGATGAAATTGATTGAATATGGGGCTAACGCTGTTAGTGACTACGACTTTGATGCAAGCCGTAAGCCTGAGACTTTTTACCGCTATGCCTACCTAGACTTGATTTGCATTAAAGATAAGTGCTTGCTTCACTTTGAGATTGACCAGTCAAGGTTTAGGTACTTTTGTCTAGCAGCGCAGTTTGGTGGTGATTCTTTCTTTAGGATTAGCGCTAATATCTGGAGAGTGGGCCTTGACTTTTGTATTTGGGGGTACGGTTGATATGTTAGACGTAAAATTATTACTGCCCGAGGCTATGGTGCCAACCAAGGCTAGCCCCGGTGCCGCTGGGTGGGATTTGTACTCTGCCGAGAGCGTCATTATTCCCGCAGGTAAATGGTTAGCTGTAGAGACAGGCGTAGCTGTGTCTTTACCTGTAGATCATGTGGGGCTTATCTGGCCTAGAAGCGGGTTATCTGTTAAGCACGGTATTGACGTGCTTGCTGGTGTGGTAGACTCTGACTATCGAGGTGGGATTGCCGCTGTACTAGTTAACCACGGCACTGAGCCTTTCGAGGTAGATATGAACATGCGGATTGCTCAGTTAATTGTGCAGCGGTACGAGGCTACTCAGTTGCAAGTAGTCAGCGAGTTAGGTAGAACACACAGAGGTGTCAGAGGATTTGGAAGCACAGGAGTATAGAGAATGACTAAAGTATACACAGACGATAACTTTATGTACCACAACTGCCCAGATGCAGAAATAGCGTCTTGGCAGAATCAGTTGATAGACGACTACGATTTAGACTATGCACCCGGACAAAGAATCTGTATTGACGATGCTACACCAGAACAGTGGGATGCTATTGACAGGGCGACAGAGAAGGCTCGAAGAGAAGCAGCACTAGACACCATGGTTAGAGACGCAGAAGAGCTTAATCTTTACGAAGAAAAGGCTAGAGATAAGATGATCGGTGGTGATCACTACCGACAAGGCAGTATCCAGCCTATCGAGTACATCCACGCTAACAACCTTAGTTTCTGTGAAGGCAACGTAGTAAAATATGTCACACGCTGGCGGCATAAAGACGGGATAAAAGACTTGGAGAAGGCCAAGCACTACATTGAGCTACTAATGGAGCTGGAAGATGATTACTGATTCATTTGTGGAACGATTGAAACAACTAGAAGGGTTCAAGGACAAGCCTTACTTTGACACTGTTGGGAAGGTCACTATCGGCTACGGACGTAACCTAGAGGCTAATCCACTGACAACCAATGAAGTCAGAGCCTTGATGAATAGAGTCAAGTGGAACTCGCGTAAGGATGCTGAGGACTGGGCAGAGATGCTGATGAAGAAAGACCTAGCGCGTATTTCTGAAGAGCTAGAGAATAAACTAGGCATCTGGCCTATGTGCAGCAAGTCAGAGCAGGTTGTCCTGCTAGACATGGCTTATAACGTGGGAGTGCCTTCGCTGCTAAACTTCAAGGGAATGTTAGACGCGATTGACAACGATAACCTAACGCTTGCTGCCTACGAGTGCCTTAACTCTAAGTACGCAACGACTGTAAAGACTCGCGCTATTGCTAATGCCAAGATGCTAGCAGAGACAAAGGGTAACTTTGAGGCTGCTATGGAGATGCTGCAAAACAACCAACCAAGTATCTTTGAAGTTCTAGTAGAGCACACTTAAGTTACAATGCTTTGTGACGAGTAAAAAAACCCAGCGGATGCCGGGTAAAAGTTCTTATTATGGGCAGCTTTCTACGGGCTGCCTTTTTTTACGTTGAACCCTTGCTTACCAAACCACCAGCGAAGGCCAAAGGAAGCCGCTACAATGCCGAACATAACCATCTGGTACCAGTATGGCATGGTAGTGACGAACTCTGCCCACTGAAGAGCTTGTGGCCTTAGAGAAGGAAACCACCAAGCAACTAGCGGAAAGAAGATAATAATGGTTATGATCTCATCTTTTATGCTGTACTGTGCTTGCCTGAGAGCAATCAAGTCCCAAGTAGCCTCCATCTCAGCCATCTTCATCTGGAAGGTCTTTTCTGCTTCGTACTTAGCTTTCTTGCTGTCTATCCAAGACTTAGTAATCCCGGCCACAGCCGATACAATACCTGCCCACATTATCTGTCTGCCTTATCATCTAATTTAGAGAGAATCTGTCGGATTAGCGCTTTAACCTCGACCATATCATCACGGTAGTCATCACGACGAACATACGTTTCTGTAGCGTGTCGCTCCATATCTGACATATCCGACTGAAGACGCTTAACTGCTTGCCAGATGGTGTTCATCCACCAGCCCATCCCCATGAGGACAACAGATAAAAGTACGTTGATAATTAGTGTTGGTTCCATGTCAAGATCCTTTAAAGATTCTGTCAAGAACAGCTTTTTGTTGCTCTGCTGTGTATTCTTGCCATTTTAGTATCTCTTCTATGCTGCGACCACAGCCGATACAAACAAAGTCAGAGTCTAACTCGCAGACGCTAACACACGGGGATTCGATTTCGTTTACGGAATCTGTGGCCACACAACCTCCTGTGGGAAATCCGTTTGCTGTGGCACGTCACGCAATGCCTGACGGTAATCTTTCCAAGCCTGCTCATCGGCAACGGGGGCGTCGGGCAACACAGCCCAGTCAGACTCTTTAAGCAACGCATCGCGCTGTGTGCGGACAGCCTCTGCTTCCTGCTCCAGCGCACGTTCGTCGGGGTTGTAGGTCGGCTTTTCTGGTACAGGCGCATCAGGGAAGTCATCAAGGGTAAATCCAAACCGCTCGATCTCTGCTGTGTTCTGCTCCAGCGTCCACTCGCTGCCGTTCCAGACGTACTTGTTGATCGACCCCGCCAGTGAATTAACGAACCGCTCTCGCACATCATCAGGAGCAGCGTCTAGGTCTTTACGATTGTTGATAATCATATCTTTTTATCCTATGTGGGCACTCACGGAAGAATGACATGATCGCAAATACCGCGACCGCCATTACGCGACCTCGAAGAATCGGAGGCATCCGAAGCGACTCCTCGTGAGCCCGCCCACGAAGAGGCGCTCCAGTGGCCCCCAAGATCAGCGAAGCGGCTGATACGGAAAATTGTTGTTCCGCGATCTTCAATAGCCCCCGCCGTGTCGCTTGTTGAAGGAAGTGAGTCCCTACTCCAAACACTAAGGACTCCAGTAGCATCAAAAACACCCCAAGCTGATGTTTGCGTCTCTTTGTCGCGAGCATCGCCCATGTCCCCGGTGTTGCCCGGGCCACTGCCACCGATGTTATTTGCCTCAGTTGTACCAAGTGCCAGCAACTGAAACTCATTTACATCAGGAGCGCGAAAACCGTAGTACGACAAGCACTCAAACACGTTCATTGGCTTGGCGTTGCCATAGGTTGTCCCGTCGCCGTAAGGCTTCTGTGGATTATTGCCGTCACGAGCAGGTTCTACGTTGTACTTATGCAAAGGCGCAACGGTAGTGGTTGAACTCATCAAGTAGATGCCTGTCCAGAAACTTTCATTGACAAGCGTAAGCCCACGGGGATCGGCAACAGACGGACGCCACTTAAGATCGTAAAAGCTGTACTCGTTAATCTGAGGAGTAGTGTTGCCGCCCGTGTGGTTGTTCCAGTTGCCTG